GGGATTTAGTACTAACTTAAAAACTCGTCCTTTAATTATAGATAATTTAGCTCATTATTTTAGAGATATGGCTGTAGAAATACGTTCTAAAAGAACTTGTGCTGAATTAGAAACATTTATTTGGAAGAATAATAAGGCAGTAGCTATGGAAGGATATAATGATGATTTAGTAATGTCTTTAGCTATTGGATTGTGGATTCGAGATACTGCTTTAAGGCTTCGCCAAGAAGGAATGGACCTAATCAGATCCACATTAGATAAAATGTATATGAATAAAATGGACCAAACTCCTTTTTATAAAACTAGATTGAGGCAAGTGGGGTCAGAACAATGGACCATGAAAACTGGCCAACAAGGAACAGGAAATCAAAACGTTGAAGATTTACAGTGGCTTCTGGGATAATTTATCATATTTATAACAAGAAGTTATAATTAAAATAAATAAAAATAGATAGTATGCAACAACAATATCAATCGCCAAATTTGAATCAAATGCGAACACGGTCTTTTGAAGATGATGTCATGAATGTAAAGACCCAATCTCTATATGCAAGATTAAAACGTCTTTTTTCTACAGATGTTATTGTTCGTAATGTTGGTGGTAAGCAATTAAAAATTAAAGATACTGATAGTATCATGTATGCTACCGACCGCAACTCATTGCGGGATCGGTTTAATCGTATTCGATCTACTGCATATAATGCTTATACTCGGGATTTCTCTCTGTCCTATCAGGCAGCTAGAATGGATTTATTTAGAGATTATGACTGTATAGGACCCGATACTATTATTCCTTTACCTGATGGATCTAAACCAACTATTAAAGAATTATCCGAAAAATATAAAAATTCGCCCCAAGAAAGATTTTGGGTATTTTCATATGATCAAGAAACAAAATCTATAAAACTTGGACGGGCATATCATCCTCGAAAGAAAAAAGGAAAACGATTAGGTTATAAAGTAACATTTGATAATGGACAACATATAATAGGAAGCTTAAAGCATCCATTTTATATGAGAGATGGAAGTGTAAAGCGTTTATTTGAATTAAGGGTAGGAGATTCGATATTGCCATTTTATCAAAGAGAATATGGATATAATAAACATGGATTTAAACGATATCGAAGATTATATAATTTTTCAAATGGATGGCAGACTGAGCATAAAATTATTGCAGAACAATTTAATGGAAAATTAAAACGAGGAGAGGTTGTTCATCATAGTGATTTTAATGGATCTAATAATAATCCGGAAAATTTATGTATAATGGATTGGAAAGAACACAAAAAATTCCACTCGGATTATAATAAAAATGTATTATGGGGGCCGGAAAACTATGATATTCAATGTGAAAAATTAAAAACACATCCTAATTATATAAATCGTAAATTTCATGGATGGAATGGACGGCGGGGAAATAAAAATCCTTTTTATGGAAAACCCCACACAACAGAATCTAACCAAAAAAGGTCAGTTACATTAAAAAGAATATTAAAAGATCAAGATCGAGAAGCTGAAAAAAATCCAAATTATAGAAGTGATATAACATTAGATAATGTTCAAGAAAAGGCTTTTGAATATTACAAAGAATATTCAAAAATAAATCTTAATGATTTTATTAAACATATCGGGTGCAATCATTCTACATTAACTAGGAGACTTAAAAAGGAAGGAATTAATTGGAAGTTTTTTAAGAGAAATGTAGAAACAACCCTTAATCATAAAATTATTTCAATTGAATGTGTTGGAGAAATTGATGTTTATGATGTAACCGTTGAAAAATACGCCAATTTTGCAACGGATAGTTGTATTGTGGGAAATACGATGGATCTTGACCCCATTATATGTTCTGCCTTAGACATTTATGCGGATGAATGTTTAACGACAAATGAAGTGGGTAATATGATTACTGTACATTCAAATAATAATAATGTTAAACGAATATTAGAAAATTTATTTGATGAAATTCTCAATGCCCGATTTAACTTATGGAGTTGGGTAAGAAATATGTGTAAATATGGGGATTTCTATTTAAAATTGTATATAACTCCCGAATATGGAATATACATGGTAGAACCAATTTCAGCATATAACGTAGAACGCATTGAAAATTCCGATCCATATAATAAGCGATATGTAAAATTCCAAATTCGACCTACTGATACGGCTCAGGCGGAGGTATTAGAAAATTATCAAATTGCACACTTTCGTCTAATTTCAGATAGTAATTTTCTTCCTTATGGAAAAAGTATAATAGAGGGATCTCGAAGAGTGTGGAAACAACTTTCTCTAATGGAAGATGCTATGCTTATTCATCGTATTATGCGTGCTCCGGAAAAGCGTGTATTTTATACAGATACGGGAAATTTGCCTCCTAATGAAATTGATACTCACGTACAAAATTTGATGAATAAAATGAAAAAGGTTCCTTATATAGATGAGAATACTGGGGATTATAATTTACGATTTAACCTGCAAAATATGGTTGAAGATTATTACATTCCGGTTCGTGGGGGAGATAGTGGAACAAAAATTGATACTTTGGGTGGAATGGAATGGACTGGTACAGAAGACATTGAATATCTAAGAAATAAGCTGATGGCATCTTTAAAAATTCCAAAGGCATTTTTAGGATATGATGAAACGGTATCAGGAAAAGCAACTTTGGCGTCCGAAGATGTTAGATTTGCACGCACTATTCAAAGATTGCAACGAATTATTACGTCGGAATTAACAAAAATAGCTATTATACATCTATATGCGCAGGGATATAGAGATGAATCTTTAGTGGATTTTGAATTAGAATTAACTAATCCTTCAACTATTTTTGAAAAAGAAAAAATTGAAATTTGGTCGGACAAAGTATCGGTAGCTACTGATATGATTGAAAATAAATTTTTCTCTTATAATTGGGCCTATAAAAATATTTTTAATATGTCTGAAGACGATATTAAAGTAATACGAGAAGAAATTGTTGAAGATGCAAAACAAAGATTCCGATTTGATTCGATTGAAAATGATGGAGATGACCCCGCCAAGCCATTTAGTAAAATTGAGGGTAGTGGTGGCGGTGGAGGAGGGGGTAGTGGCGGTGGAGGAGGGGGCCTGGGTGGATTGGGCGGACTATCTGATACCGACGATTTGGAAAAATTGGCCGACGCCGAAGGTCCAGAAGATTTAGATATAGGAGATGAGGGAGAGGGGGAAGAAGAAGGTCCCGATAAAGAATCCCCACTAAAAGAATATTCCGATCCTCAAGAAAATAGAGACCAGTCAGGATTAAAAAAAGCAGAAGAATATGCATTTGGAGAAGACCCCTTGGGGGAGCATGAAAGAGACCCCGAAGAGAAAAAATCTAGTGAGAGAAAACGGTCTAGTCCAATTTCTCATAATTTTGAGAAATCTCCCTTACATCGTTTAGAAGAGAGATCCAAACCAATAGTAGATAAGGAAATGATAGGTAATTTGTCTAAATTTTTATCTAAAACGCAAAAAGAAACCAAATCCGAATTACTTGTAGAAACTAAGAAATCTTCCCCGACTGGAAGTAAATCAATGTTAGATGAAAGTAATATTATAGAATAACTTATAGATATATTAGTATAAATTTATCGTTTAATGTATTATTTATATATTTATAAACAGTTGAAGGGCAACGTCAAATATTATGCAAAAAAAGAAGCGTCATTCTAAATTTAGAAATACAGGAATATTATTTGAATTATTAACGAAGCAAGTAACCGCCGATATAATTGCGGGAAGAGAACATTCTTTAGCTTCGGAATTATTACGAAAATATTTTAATGAGTCCACTGAACTTGGTAAAGAGTGGAGGTTATATAATACTATTTTAACTGAAAAAATTAAAGACGAACCTCATGCCGAACGATTTTTTACGATTATTTTAGAAACACGAAAAAAACTTAGCAGTCGTAAACTTACTTTATTAAAATATAATTTAATTAAAGAAATTAAAGATAAATATCCTATTGAACAATTAATGAAAGCGCCAATACGAAATTATAGAATATTGGCGTCTATTTATAAAGTTTTTGAAGACGTAGTATCTCCCGATTATAAATTTGAGATTAAAGAAGTATATCAAGCTAAAAACTGCATAATTGAGCATATTATTGATAAACGACCTGTTGCCCACCCTGAAGATGAACTTATTAATCATTATAAATCTCAAACTGAGGATATACGTCTTCTTACTTATAAGCTTTTGTGTGAAAAATTTAATGCAAAATATTCGAGTGTATTAGATGAAAACCAAAGGGAAGTTTTAAGAGAATATATTTGTAATGTTGCCAATACAAATAGTTTTGATGTATTTGTTAAGAAAAAAATAACGGAAATTAAGAAAAACCTTACCGATTCTATTGATAAAATTAAAGATTCGGATGTAATAAAAATTAAAATTAAAGAAGTTATTAATCAGTTAGATAAAATTAATCCGGGTAAAATTGTTAAAGATAATCATGTAATGGTTTTAATGTTATCTTATGAATTACTTAAAGAGATAAAGCGCCAGATTAAAGAATAATATGAAAATTGATTATAACATATTACGTGAACTTTCCGATGAATACGGAGTAGAGCCGGTTAATCCGACTCTTCTAAATTTTATTACTACTTCTTCTGGACCTATGGAGGAAACATATCACGATCTCCTGCAAGATGCTGGTTATATGTGGGATGAACTTGATAAATCTTATATAAAAAATGATACAAAATGCTATTATTATCCCAGGACTCGAAAAGTTTATTGGATATGGGATAATTCTTTAATAAAATCTATAACTTTAACAACCGATTTAAAAGAATGGATAACTGAAAATAAAGCAACTGAATTTATTGAGGAATATTTAAAAAACCTTAATTCTAAAAAAAGAGAACCCAAAAATATATCAAGTGAAATAGAAGTTGATAATGATTTTTTAAAATCAATAGAAAAAATTTATGGAGTTTTTCCACTAGATTATTTTTCAAATTTAAGAATTATTTTGGGGTCTCATGGAATTAAATGTGCGGGATGTGAAAGGTTTAATGACTCAATTGAAATGATTTTACATGCCGAGGGATTTGATTGGAAATATGATGAATATGCATATGTTAAGGGTAGGGAAAAGGTTTACAATATACCTAAAGCTTCTCTAATTGTTTGGGAATGGCGTGGATTAGTTAGATTTTTTAAAATTAATCAAATTGAACAACTAGATAAATGGCTTCGGGGAAATGATAAGTATCCCGAAGGAAAGGCCAATAGATTTAAAAATATATACATTGATCATATTAATAAAAAAAATCATTCTATATATTCGCAAAATATAAACCTTCCGAAAAAACATATGGATTCTTTTAAAGATCCTGAAGATCCTCGAGGTAAAAAAGAAAAGAGTAAAGAAGATGTATTAGTACTTAAATTAATTTCATTAATTGAAAGAGGAAAAGAAAATTTAATAACTACTGATCTAATTTTAGATTTTTATAATGAATGTCCAACTAAAGAAATGAAGCAAAAATTAGCATGGTTTGTAAAAAAGTTTGATGTGGGAGGAATGGATATAAAAGAGGGACAAATACGAGTAAAAGATTTGATTCGTTTAATATCTGAAATTGCCTGTTTGACTATTGCAGGAATTAAAAATAAAAAAATTAAATTAAATGAAAATAAGTCTTCAAATCAATATATTATAGATTTTGTAAATAAAATGTGGCCTGCAAAGGGTGGAGGTTGGACTATACAACGAGTCGACCCTTATAGATTTGGAGGCACAGTATATATACTTAAACACCAAGGACCTGTTCCTGAAGAAATATGCATAGGACAATTTGATAATAAATTATATCTATATTATTCAGATACAAAATCGGGGGGAAAATGGAAAGAGTTAGGACCTTCTGAAATAAATGAAGAAAACTCTGAAAATCAAATTTCGGATGCAGATTACATAAAAGATTTGGCTAATAAAAAATGGCCATCTGATTTTGAATGGAATGTAGTTAAAATTGTGCCAATTAGTAATAATCGGGGAAATAAATACATTTTAAAACGGAAACAATCGGGAATGGATATATTAATGGTTTTCAAGGTGGGTACAACTTTATTTGGAAGGAAAAAATTAAATAGTGGGGCGTGGGGATCTACAATAAAATTAGCAAATATAGATAAATTTGATTCTTTAGATAAAAAACATCTCATGGATTTGGTTAATAAAGAATGGCCAAAAGCAGAAGGGTCTGGGGAATGGATGATTAAAGATATGCAACATCAATCATCTATGCCATCATATATTTTGCAAAGGACCCGAGGAATGGAAACGGCAGAAATTAGCAAAATTGGAGAAGATTTATATTATATTAAACCCGAAGATGGACGAGATGTATCTGAAATATCAACTTCGGGAGCCGCATCACCAGTAACAACTCCTTATGCTTTTAAGAAAAAGCCGTTAGGAGAAATGACAACCACCGATAGTGGTACGACCGGATATATGATTCCTGGAGCATTTTCTCGTAGAGGGGGGAGTGTTAAAGGAGTTGAAGGATCTAATACTCTTGGATATACATTAACTCCTATAGGAAGGAAAGAAATGGAAAGAAAGCCAGATCCGTTGTATGAATCAGTAATTAAAACTATTTATAATGAAATAAATAAAAAATGTTAAAATTAAAGAAATTAATTGAATCTTATGGTGCCGCCGGTCAATATTATGACCTTGGGAAAGATTTTGCCAATTTTCGACGGATGGTAGATGGGGCAACTCAGCAAATTCGATTACAATATGAAAAAATAATATCTTCTCGCTTGGCTGGAAAGCGAGTGAGGGCCCGATCTTCAAGAGGATATAAACAATATGTAAAAGATTATGAATTTGATATTGTTAGAATTTCCATAGATGATTATTATGGAAATTATGTTGTTGTTGCTCATGATTCTACAACTCCAAAGCCCAAGGAATATTTTTTAAGAACCGATTTTAAAATACAAATTTTGGGACCAGCGACCGGAGAACCTTCTCCCCAGAAAGTAAATAAACCTGAGACGCCTACTAAACATCCAGTTCACCCGGTAGCTGATACCCAAGATCAGTCGATGGAGTTGGCCCCCGCCGGAAATACTCCTGCGGAAACTCCTATAAATGAAGAACCCGACCCCCCACTTCGAGATGGGTATTCTATAGATTTAATTATTTCTGATATTGAACCGTGGATTCCTAATATACTTAAAAAGAAAATAGATGAA